CCCTGTAACTGATGCAGAAAACAGATTCTGATAAGCTGGTGAAACCATGGACGATCCAGTAATTTTTTTGCTTCCTCATCTTCATTGTCATTATCATCCACAAGGTTATATTTTGCCTGTTGCACAGGTAAGACGCGATTGTCAATGGTCGTCTGCAAATGTTCATCGTTATATAACGACTGAAAAAAGCGGTATAATAAACCACGTCTGGGATCATCCGGATCGGTAGCTGCGGTCACTGACATGATCCAGTCGTCAATGGTCTTTTCCCGATAAACAACAGCCTGCCTTTTATACATTGTTCCTGACGTTGGCAACCCACTGCTGTCCATTCGATAATAATACTCATTGAGTACATTCTTCAGGTTCATCCGACGAATAGCCTTCTGTTGAAACCAGTTGAATATTTCTTTTAATTTTTTGTACATAACATACCTTTTAAAAGCGATTTAAGAACTATTTAAAGAAACCATCCACCATTGCGCGTGTGCCCGTATAATATGGGATATTGCGCGTTCCCGTCTTCATCCGTTACCGGGGGAATATCCTGTGGCAAAGTCATGATCCCGTCGCGCAGTTTGACAAGTATGCCGTCTGCCCAATCGTTCAAGCCCGACAAGGAATCCGGAACTTTACGGGTTGCATTCCGGCTGACAGCACGACAGGCTGTGATACATGCGACCACACGTACCAACAACCCTGTCCGGATCGGAGGATCACCAAATATTTTCCCCACGTCGTAACGACCACCGATATAGGCGCACACTTCACTTACGACAAGGTCTTCAATCCCTGCCAGTATCTCTTCTTCTTTCTCTATACTTTCGATCAGCAACCGATTCTGTATGATGGTTGTCAGATCATCCATGTTGATGTACTTCATAGTTACCAAGTGTATTTACGTTTATATCTTCCCGCTTTCCACGGTCGTGACGCGGGTTCATCCTCTGATTGTGGGGGATCAGTGTATATTTCAAGTTTCTTCACCGCCTGTTCATCGGCATCCGGACTGTCGTCATGTTCTGTCATACCCGGTTCAACCGCATACAATTGCTTTAAGCCGACAGCTATGTCAGGGTTTGACTTTAGCAGTTCATTGACATACATACGACCGTTCTGATAATACGGGTGCATGGAAAGCATACGAAGCAACTTGGTCATCGTTTTGGGAGTTTGTATTGGAACCCAATTAAGCTCCACCCCCGTTTCCGCTTCAGCTTCCTCAATGTTCCGTTTAACTTCATCATTCCAGAATTGACTCTCATATTGCCAAAAACAGATAATGCCCCGCGCCTTAAATTCCGCCTGCTTCATGCACATCCACTGTACACATAGTTTCATTTTTGACTGTTTGACAAAACCATCAATCAGCCAAAATTCATTCCTGTGCCGTCCCCAAATCTTACATGCGTTAAAGTCACTTGTATCTGTCCCGGCATACGCAATGTCCCAATGTGCTACAATCGCATTCATCGTGTGCAAGTCTGGGAGTTTTCCCCACTTCACCATTTCGGGCTTGAATATTCTACCTTTGACAAGCGGGACATGGTTATACTCCGCGTGTGCCGCGAGAATACCCATGTCTTTTTCCTGTTGACGATAGAACTGGGCGGAATACATCGATTTCCACGCTGGTTCATACGTTACCGGATCATAAGCCTTCACCAAGTTCCAATCCCAATCAGGATGCCGTTGTTTTAACAATGTCTGAACCATCCGGGATGCAAAACGGTTGTTAGCACCTATCAGACGTCTGCGCTTTCCCGTCATGGTTGCCAGTATGTCCGCTTCGATCCAGTCCGCATAATCATCCTGCATCCGGTTATTTTTGATAGTCTGCGGTGTCTCCAAGTCGTCGATCACCCACAAGTCCGGACGGTGCGCACCTTTACGAAGTCCGCGAACCTTTTGCTTCGCACCGAACGCCTTGCAAATAAAGCCGTTCATCGTTACAAAGTTTCCCTTTTCCCAATATCCCGGATTATACTGCTCGCCAAAGTCGTGTTTCAAAAGTTCGTTTGCCTCGAATTCCGCACGCAAATCTTCCAGCAGGTCACAAGCGCGGTCAAACGTATCGGAAACGATACACATATAAAACGTCTCACCGTTAATCCATAACCATAGGGGGATAATCACATCGTTCCACACCGACTTTGCAAGTCCGCGTCCCCATTCGGCATATCCCTTGTAAATCGGATCGTTCATCACCTTATTGGCATGAGCGATCTGAAAGTCCGCACAATCCGCTGTCGCATAATGCGGAAGATAAGTTTCAACAAGGTATTTGACGTCATTTTTGGCACGCTGTATGCGGTTCATCCGAACTGTCAGCGATTCGTCCGGATCAATCAGGTTGCCTGTGCACCGTGCACGTTTTAACTTCTCCTGATACTCTTTGAGGGCTTTGCTATCTTCGACTTTCATTATCCCAACATTTTTGCGGCTTCATAAAGGTGGTTCTCCTGAAAGTCCAGTGTTTTAAAATAAAGGTCTGCATTGTACACCTTCATCGCATCGAATATACGGCTCATAACATCAATGTAAATAGCCAGCGTAATCCGGTTCTTTTTGTCCACCTCTTTGAGCTGGTTTCCCCATTGCGCCACACTGTTGTCAAGCGTAGCCGCCTGTTTTCGTAGTTCGAGCACCTTGTCGCTGTCACCTTCCGCAATGGCTTCGTCAATCATGCGCAGCAGCTCCAGTTTTTGGTCTGCAAGAATGTTGATAATCTGTTTCAGGTTGTCACCCTGCTTTTGCGATGAAATAACAGATGCCTGACGCTCTTTTTTCCAAAGTGCGTCATTCTCATTAATCCAGCTTGAAACAGACCTTTCCGACACGTTTATTCGTGTGGAAATCTCCTTGCACGTCATTCCTTCACGTACATAAAGGTCGTGCGCTTCTTTCTTCAATTTACGGTAGTATTCTTTGCTTGGCATATCGCTTCCTTTCGTTTACGCAGCAAAGGTCATATTTCATCATCACCTGTGGAAAACGGCTTTTCATGTTGGAACGTATTCTTTCCAAGTTGGAAAAAATACGTCCTTGTTAACACTGTTTTTTTT